TTATTGACGAATCAGGTAGAGTATCATATATTGAACGAATTAACGGAACATCTTATGCTGAGGTCACAAAACGCTTTACAACAGCACTTAAACGATATAAAATCGAAGGAGGTTACGTCGAGATTAATGGACCTGGGTTACCCGTATTTGAAGTGCTCCGTTCGGAAGTTAGAAAACTAAAGGATTGGACTACAAATAATACCAATAAGGTTGAAGGTATTAGGTCGTTGATTTACGACATTCAAAGTGGGATGTTGATGCTTCCGTCAAAGGATTTTTTCCCGCATTTATACCAAGAATTATCCGCGTATTCCTACCGTATATCAGCTACTGGTACAATGACATTTAATGCACCAAGTGGATTCTATGATGATTGTGTAATGAGTTTAATGTTAGCAAATGAAGCCAGAACCAAGATAGCATTTACTAAAGGTAAATTGTACGTAGGTGGAGGTGTAAAAATGAATATGTATTGATAGAGACAGAAGTGTTTATTCATATTGCTCTGTTTGTTTTCTTTTCTGTTTTCTGTCTCTTAGCCCCGCTTTCTGCGGGGCTTTTTTTTGCTGGAGATTTGGCTACCCGAGGGATGGTTCGTATATTCACCGAGTAATAAGAAATAAAGGTTATGAAACAGAAAACAAATATTAACATTGACGAGGTGCATTTCGGAACACATTTCGAACAGCAACTGGGTGAACGTTTTAGTATGTCAGTAAACGATGTTAAACAACAAATCCAATATTTTAAACGTGGTAATATTAATAGCCCGTTTAGTCAGGTGCGTAATAAAATCGCTAACTATGCCCACCAGGTTGTTTTTTATAACCAACGTCACAACCTAATGTTTACAGTTGACACTACTAATAATGTTGCCTGTACTGCAATGTATTTAGAACCTAATAAATAATAGTTATGAACCCAGTAGATAGAATAACAATCGTTGCACTTGTTTTGTTGGGGTATTTGGCTACCCGAATCCTCGTTCGTATATTCACCAGGTAATAATAAAAACAAATAGTTATGGAAATGATTTTTGGTCAGGCAGTAAACACAGGAGATGTTTATGTTGTAAATCACAACAATGTGGTTTTTAGTGTTAATGTTTATAACACTGGAGAAACCACGTGTTTCGAGGATGAAAACGAGGCAATCAAATATGCCGAGTTAAAACAATCGTTAATCAATAAAAAATAATAGTTATGAAAAAAATGATGGCGTTCGACAACACTCGTTATAACGAGTTAGTAGAAATGATTTTCAGTTCTAAAACCAATGCCGAACTATTCGAGGTGTTAGAGTTTGTAGATTTTAGAGGTGTTGGGATCTTTATAGATGTAGAGGGTTTAGTAGGACTATTTGGTAAACAATATGCTAAACTAAATGAAAAATAAATGCGAGGGGGGTTGGTTATCCAACCCTCCTTTCGTATATTCACGTGTTAATAAGAAACGCAAATAAAATAAAAGTTATGAAAAATCAAGTTTTAAGAGTAGGAGATGTAGAATGCAATCTGATGTTTTTTGACAAAAAAGGGATTGCTTTAGTAGATACCATTATGGGTGCCGTAATGTGTGGAAATGTTAAATGGATGAATAAGTTAGAAAAACAGTTCAAACAACAATACCCACAATATGGTGCTTGGGGTTACAACAACCTAATCAACTATATGTTGCAAAGAAAGTTTAGAATGGTTGATGAAAGTTTGGTTACCCAAAAATAAGTTCGTATATTTACCACGTTAAAGAAATAAAAACAAAAACAAAAAAAATCAAAGTTATGAAGAAGCACAATGCCCGTAAGAAGAAAGTTCAAGCCCGTATGAACGCACAACGCCAACAACTAAAGGGTCGTACCCAACAGTTAGGACAATCCACTATGTCTTATAATGGTGGTGGTTTCGAAGGTTTACTTCAACAACTATCAGGTAGTTACCTCGAGATGTTAGAGTCACAGAACATACAACACGATAATGCTGTTGGTGTGTTGCACTTTAAGAGCCCAGAAGATAAATACAAGTTTATGTACTCTGTATGTGATGAAAATGGTAATAGTGATTACCTAACAACCAATGTTACTCGTACAATCAGTGCACCTGGTATCGAGGGTGTGTTAACAGCTGTTTCTTATAAGGGAGATATGATAGCTGAAGCAATCGAAATGTATAATGGCATGTATGGTCAATCAGAATCTACAGTTGGTTTTATCAATAAATAAATAAGAGTTATGGAGTTACGTGAAAATAAGTTCTGGAAATTCATAGAATCTACCAATGAAGAAGCAAAACATAAGTTTGCTAATGAATGGATGAAATCACACCCGATGTTGATTGTCCCATTCTATCAGGAAAATGATGCTTTAGAGGCATTACAAATGGAAGACAAGGTAAGAAAATATTTCCCACATCCCTATTTTGTTTACTTTAGTGAAGCAAGTAGAGATAATCAATGGAGGCATTTCCCTCTAAATAATAATCAGTAGACCGTCGTGTAGGTTATTGACCTTTCCCTACACAACAAACCAATGAGCCGGGTAATACCGGCTTTTGGTGGTGTAAGGTTTTCATAACTCCTTATTTTTTATTTATTAGTTTAGGGTTGCCCGCGTAAGCGGGCTTCCTTATATTACCGAGGACATTTAAAACTACATACATATTTATTATTATGGAAATAAAACTAAACATACCAGATTACTTGTCATTACGACAATGGAAACTATTTAATTCAATGGAGCACTTATCTCCAGGGGATAAAATGGTAAAAATGATTTCATCATTAAGTGATAAAACAGAGGATGAAGTTAAAACATGGACACCGGCATCTATTCAAGATGCGTATGGTGCAATATTAGATGTATTGGTTGATATACAACCTGCATTTTATCCTATATTTGAATTAGATAACCAGCTTTATGGCTATTCGTCAATGGCAAAGATGACGTTAGGTGAATATGTGGATTTAGAGAGGCTGGCGAAAAATCCGACTGAAAACCTCGAAGAAATAATGGCTATTTTGTATCGACCAATTACAAAACATAAGTTTAATGGTATCAAGTGGGCATTTAAAAATACATTTAAGGTAAAGATGGGTGATGCTGAGAATTTATTTCAGTATTATGAATTAGAGGAATATAATAGTAATGAACGTAAAGTAAATGCTGATAAGTTATCAACTATTCCTGCTACAATGGCATTAGGCGCGTTGAATTTTTTTTTAGTTCTCGCAAGCATGTCTTTACTAAGTACGAATCTCTCTTCTCTACCCCCGAGCGAACAAATGAAGATGGAGAAACAGATTTCCAACCAGATAGCTTCAATGAACATTGGGGATGGTTTGCTACAATTCATCACCTCTCTGAAACATCCATCCTTTCAATCACCGGAGATAGTAGCATCCCTAAATTAAACTTTGTATTCGTATTAAATTATTTATCATACGAGAAAGATAAAAACAGTAGAGATGAACAATATAGAAAACAACTCGAACGTAGAACCAGAATTAGGTAAACGTAAACGAATTAAAACAACACAACCTATTGCAGCTGTAAAGCCGTCAATAGAGGATAAAATAAAAAGATTAGATGAACGAGGATTTGATCACAACAGAATAGCAGCGATGTTAATGTGTCAAAAATCTTTAGTTAAACAAGTATTAGGATGAACACTACAATACATTCATATAAAGATATAGTTAGTTACTTTCAACAAGCGTGTGATGCACACGTTGCAATTCAATCATTCGCTGAAGGTGCTATTGACTATTTAGATGCTAATTCCCAGAATATTAGATACCCATTTGTATTCTTACGTCCATTAGCTTCTCCAGGTATTACAGCAAATACAAGAACATTAACATTTGAGTTATATGCTTTAGATGTACCTAAATTAAGTGATCAATCCCCATTACAAGTTAAATCAAATACCGAACAATATATTTACGATATTTGTTCATACATTCAGTATGGACCTGTAGGTGATCAAAATGGTTTTGAAGTAGATATGTCAAATATGACACCTGTAAACGAAGCATTCAATGATAGAGTTTACGGATGGGTTTGCCAAATCAATGTTAGTGAAGAAGGTATCTTCAATTACTGTACATATCCTAAATTACCATAATGGAAGAGCTAAAATATCCTAATTTACAATTGGAAATGTCCGACATCGGTACTCTAGTAGTAGAGGAAATGGTTGACAGACTATTCGATAATAATTCTGTTGTAACGGGTAACTTAGCAAAATCAATCCAGCCTAAACAAACAATATTCAACGAACAAAAACAAGTAATCGACCAATCAATATCATTACTAAAATATGGTATTTACGTTGATAATGGAGCTGAACGAGGTAAAGGTGGAATGCCTCCTGTTCAAGCAATTATAGACTGGATTAGACAAAAGAAAATAAATGTTCCAGCAGCAATGACACCAAAACAATTTGCTTGGGCTGTTGCTAAAAGCATTGAGAAAAAAGGACAACGATTTAAAAAACCAAAACCATTCATTCAAGTATCTCTTGATAATGTGGTAAATAGAAACTTAAACAATATTGGGGAAGCAACAGCACTTGATATTGACCAAAATATACAAACCAATTACGGAGAAATAGGATAATGGCTATTACATACAGACAATACCCCACATCACCTAATATGGCTAATAATAACTTAGTCTATGAGGTAACCTCTGATAAATCACAACAACCACAATATCAGTTCGTAATGGATATT